AAATATTTGTGTACCCTTTATACCAAAAATACTCGCAACTACAAGTATCCATAAATTAGTGAACCATTTCGGAAGCGACTGGAAATACTCAAAAAACAATTTTACCTTCTCCATCGCAGTTGGATCATCCGACATAACTGCCCACATTAACACAATGATAGGGGCTGAGATGATCACGAGTACAAATTCGTCCTTATAGTCGTTTTGTCTCGCTTCAAGTAGTTTGCCTTGGTAAGCTTCCTCACCTCGGGCCATTTTTTCTGCATGCATTAGTTGTGCATCAGACATAGCCATCTTAGTCTTTTGACGGTTAGCGTAAATTTTTCCGCCAGCCTGTAATGCAATTTTTGCTAGACTAAACCAAGCCATATTAGTACCACTTAGCTGTTCTTTTTTTCTCTTTTAAAATTTTTCCTTGACCTTGAACTTCTGCATCTTGTGTTTCGAACGGATCAGTTGTTTCGATCTCTATTCCACCTTCAACATAACCATCTTTGTTCGTAAACATTTCTTGGTTAAGGTCTTTTTTGTTTTTTTCTGCCATATTAGCTCCTTTGTTAATTACTTTACTCTTTTTTTAAAATTTTGTCGACAATTTTAGTCGTTTCTTTTAATTATCACACCACCTTGGCCCATATCTTTAGCGTTTGGCAATGTTTTTGACAAAATTGTCTTCTCAATTGATGTATCAGCTCTTAATTTTGCTAAATCTTCGTTTTGTTCTAGCTTTTCATCTTGATTTTGTTGATTCATCATAGCTCTCATCTTATCAAGATTGATTCTCTCTTCACCTTCGTCTTTTTTACGTTGGTTTTCTTGTGCTTGAAGGTCTAACTCTCTTGCTCTTAGCTTAGCAATAGGGTCATTGTCAAATTGAGAGGTAATTTTCTTCTCTTCTTTAGTAAATTCTTCCATCATGTCAGCAATCAGTTGTGCTTTTCTTGCTTCAATCTTTTCAGATATCATTTTTAACTGCATTTGCATTTGTGGATTCTGCATTGCTTGTGGGTTTTGTTGCATTGCCATGATTTGTTGTAGTTCTTGTCTAAATTCTACTTCAATTTGTTCTTGTGCCATTAAAGAAATATGTTCAAAACAGTTTTTCTCTAAGGAAGCCATAATCATCGGATTATTTCTAGCCATATTAGTAGCCATAAAATTTAAATGCGAAGTTATGTGTGCTCTATGGTCTTGACCAGGGAAAGCTTGGAATGGTTTCCCAGCGAGAGCATCAATATGTTCTAACGCTGGGTCCTTCGGTGTGGGAACTTGTGGTCGTTTTAAAAGTTTATCAATATCTTTAACGCCTAACGCTTCATACATATTTCTATACGCTTGATACAAATTATGAATTTGTGGATTAGATTGAGCCAGCTGCAGTTCCGACTGTGCGAGGGAAATACGCTGTGTCTGTGAGAAAATATTGGGATCCGCAACTGGCAATATATCTACTCTATCGTCAAAGTCAGTTTGTTTAATCATTCTTTGACCGCCAACAACATCGTAAGGATATTCTTGTGGTAGATATAACTTGAAAACTCTAGACATTAATTTAAATTCTTGTTTTAGGGCTGCATAAATTCTTTTGTGAATAGCAGACATTGTTCTGCTTCCTCTTTCCAACAAAGCTACTGTCGTACCCACTGCCGCTTGTTGATTACCCTCACCTACTTGCAAGTCTGCTATTGAAGCGAATCTTTGACCTGCTTGTACTACGACGCCCATAAGTGCTAAGAGTGTTTGCGATGGTTCTTTAAACGGAAGCATCATAAATGCATCTCTAATATTTCCGCCTGGTGCGTCTACGTCTCTAAATTCTCCAGGTTGTATAGATTGTGCATCATCTCTAATTCTGATTCCTCTTTGTTTAAATCCAGCAGGTAAATTAGATAATGTTCCTGCATCTAGTAGTTGTCTCAAAGCAGCTGTTGCTGTTCTTGATAAACCACCAATCATATGGATTAAACCAAAACCATAAAAACCTAAACCTGGTAAAAATTTAAAATGTACAAAATAATCTATTTTTTTCTTTAATGGATCACCGACTTCGTAGTTTCTTTTGATTGATAAAATTTCTCTTGAGTTTTCTTCTACAGTTACAACGTAAGGAAGTTTGATTCCTGTTGGTTCACCGTCTTCACCCATGTCTTCAAAACCTTCAAGATCTAAATTTACGTGACACTCTAACAAATTAAAAATATCTTCTTCTCTACCTTTAGTTTGTCCTTCAAGTTCTCGTTCTTTTCTTTCTACTTCGGTTTCATTCATTAACCCTGGTTTCAATTCTATGTCTCTATAGAAACCAGCAACTTGTTGTTTTCTTAATTCATTTTCAGAAATTTGTACTCGATGTATGATTGATTCCGCATCGTCTAATGAGGTAGCTGTATACGGAACAATCAAATCATCCGCAGGAACAAATTTAGAGCAAGCCATTGAAGTAGCTTCATCATAATATACTTTTTTAAAAGCAGATCCTGCCAACGGTAAATGAAATAACATTGAATCAAAATCTGGTTCATATTCTTTCATCTTTTCCATTATTTGGTAATTCATAAAATCTTTTACTCTTTGAGATTGTTGTTCTTTTTCTGGAGTAGGCACACCTAAAATTTGTGTTCTAACTGGACCTTCTGCTGGTAATAATTCTTTGTAAGCTAATGCTTGAAACTGAGTTACAGCTTCAGCTAGTACAGGGTGAGTTGCGCCTGATGCACCTTGAAACGGTTCTGTTCTTTGATCGTATTTAAATCCTAATAAATCTAAACCTTCTCTGTAAGATCGTTCCCAATCTTTTCTAGAATTTTTATAGTCTTGGTAATTTTGAAAAAGTGTTGAACCTAATCGTCCTAATACATCATCAGGTAAATGTTCAGCTAAATTGTCGTAATGATTTTCTCCGCCTTCAACAGATGCGATTGCAGGATCGTAATTAATATCTACAGAGCCATCTTCGTTTTCTGTAACTTCTACAGGATCACCTTGCTCGTTAACTTCTTGTTGCTTTTCTTGTTCAGCAACTTCAATTTCTTCAGGTGATGGAACTTTTAACTCTTGCTCTACGTTTGGTAGAGACTTGTCTATGTCTGCCATTTATTTTCTCCAGTTTTACAGGTTTAACAGTATTATAATCAATAAGCAACCCCTGAGACTCAGGGCCTTTTTTAGGGGGTATTGTTTTGGTTAGTTTAGTCATCAGTAAAATCTGTGGGGTCTATATCACCATAGGGGTCATTTATATCAGCCCTAAGACTTTCGTCTTTGCTTGCTCCTCTAGCATCAGCTTCATCTATTCTTCTTTGACCTGTTGTATATTTAGTTTTACCTGTGCCTTTTGCAAATCCTTCTAAATCAGTAGAACTACCTCCTAAGATATCTTCAATTTCATTAACACGAACTCCGTCTACATCATAATCTTCTGGACCAACCATTCTGTATTCAGTATCTGTTGCCACAAAATCTCCAGGTTTTTTAACAGCCTTGCCTGTTGTCTCATCTACAACTACATATCCTGGTGGTTCGTAATTTATTTCATAAGTTTCATCGTAAGCATTCTTACCTTCAACCTGTATTCTACCATCATCATGAGCTCTAACTTTTACATCTGGTAATTCTGGTATTTCTATTTCGGTAAGATCAGCGTCTATTTTTTTAGCTATACCTTTTTTAAAAGCATTATCTACAAAAGCTGGGAACCAGTCTGGCATTACTGTAGTTGTGTTAGCTAGCTTAACAACTTTAGCTGATTTTGCACCTTTAAAAAATTTACCTACAATTGGTAATGAAGCTATGCCTCCCATAATCTTCAAGAAAGTTCTTCGTTTTGGATTATCTGGTCCCTCAGCAAAACCAACTCTGCCTCCAGAGTTATAGTTAAGAAATTCATCTATACTTCCAAAGTCTGCAACTCTAGAAGCTCTTTCAGCTGCTGTATCTGCATCTAGCTTAGCAATGTAATCCCTTAATTGTTGTAGTTGTGAGCCGAATCTTTTAAATACGTCTTTACTAATATTTCCTTCTTCGTCTGTGAACTGCCCTACTGCTTTATAAAAATCTTCTTCTCCTTTTTCATATTGTTGAGGAAACTGCATCTCATCATCTGGTCCTCTAAATTCACCTTCTTGTTGAGCCAATGTTTGCATTGCTCCACTCGCTCTTTCAAAGTCCAAAGACTTTTGAATTTCTGCTGTATCTATTCCTGCTTTGGCTGCTTCTTTTTTAAGTCTAGCTGTTTCCGTTTCTCCAAAAGCTCCATAAGTTAATTGACTTGCTATTCTTGCAGGTGGTAGTCCTGCCTTATAGCTTAAATAACCTAATGGTACAGCTGCAGCTAATTCATAAGTTAATGCTGCCGGACCAAGCAATTCTCTAAGGATAACCTTACCAGCGCTAAGTTTTTTTGCTGCGTTTGCAGCGGCATTGCCTGAACCTTTTG